CGGCTGAGCAGGCATACCAGAACCAGCTTGCCGGGGAGCCGTACCGGGCAGAGGATATTTACAACACCATACCCATCGAACAGCGGCAGTATGAGCAGGCCATAGCGGACGCCCCTGCTCCTATATTGCCGAAGAATCTCAACCCGCAGTTTGCGGCTGATTACCCGGCGCTGACCGCCTACTTGGGCGCAGCCACGACACCCTTTAGGCAAGCCATGGAGACACCGTTCGCGCAGAGAGCGGGGCAATCCGGAGCGGAAATTATGACCACCGTGGACAACCGGAGTAAGGCCGACACGGGGAGTGCCTTCGGCAATACGGCAGCTGATCTGTTCGGCGGGCTTATGGGCTTTGTGGCTAATCCGGTCGGTGGCGCCGAGAGTGCCGGCGCCAAGTTATTCGGTGGCGCCGAGAGTGCCATTGAAAGGGCGTTACCGTTTATCCCTGGCGCCGCGAAACTGCCGGAAGCTATACAGACCGGCATAAAAATCGGTGGCGCCACCATACCCTATGAGGCGGCGATTGCGAAGCTGAATGATCGCGAGTTTAGCCCGGGTGAAGCGGCGAAGGCGGGGCTGTCTAATGCGGCGCTGGCAATGTTACCGTATGGGATCGGCAGGGTTCTAGGAGGCAAGAGGGTGCCTAAGACTGGTGAAGTAAAAACGGAGCGGCAAATATCACTCGTGCCAGAACCTCTTGAACAGGCACCGAGCAATCCTGCTATTTTGCAGAACGCAACCAGTACAAACGATATTTTACGCTCGAAGACTGGCCAAATGTCGCCCGAGGAAATTCATATCAATCTTTATCGTAGCCCCAAAACGGACATGTGGAACCGTCGGGCCTACGATGAAATAACTTCCAACCCTGAAACGAGGCTTCCTGTTCAAACCCTTATTGACGTTGATTCCTTAAAGTGGTTTAATGACAATAAAGAGTTTGGAAGCCATATTGCCGGGGATACGATGCTTAAAACCGTGGCCGATTCTTTTAAAGATGCCGGACTAGATTCAAACTCGTTTCATTTAAGTGGAGATGAGTTTGGGGCACAATTTCACACCGAGGCCGATGCTCATGCGGCATTGCAGAAGGTGAGTGACATTTTCCGGTCAAAGGTGATGGAGTTTGAGGATCGTTCCGGGAGGAAGCGTTATTACCAGGGGGGAGGATTTAGTTATGGCACAGGGGAAAATCTTAAAACCGCTGACACCGCAATGCTTGCAGACAAAGCCGGAAGAGAGGCCGCAGGTCTACGATCTGGGAGCGGCCAACGCCCCGCAGGACTTGTTGAAGTGGGCACAGGAGGGCGGAGGCTTGAAGGCGGGCAGGGTGCTGTCAGCCGAGGAAGCGAAGAGAATATTGGGGCAATAACAGCGGGGCCAGAAGGGCCTCGTTCTTCTTTGTTGCCTGAACAGGCGTTGCCGCAGGGCATCGGAGCAAAGTCAGCCGAGATTCCCGCGAAGCAATCGCCCACGGGCAACCCTAACGAATTTGTGCAGAGCTTCCCCGTCAGTGCCCTTGAAGCCCCTGGTGTTAATCGCAACGTCAAGGATGAACTCTACTGGGACGTACAGCCCGGCGAAAAGGGAACTTACCAACGGCGCAGTCATGAGATGCTACAGCAGCGGGCAGACGCACTTGTGGCTGAGAGTCCCGAAGCGGCTTACCAGTTCGCAACCTCCGTCGAGACGATTAAAAACGAGCCTGACTTGACCGTGGCCGTGGGGATTAAACTTGCCGACCACTACCAGAAGGCGGGCAACACGCGGGCGGCTAATGAGATGCTGAATGTGGTGGCCGACCACCTGACCCGCGCAGGCCAGACCGTGAACGCGGCGAAGCTGATCCAAAAGCTTGACCCTGACGGCGTGGTCATGCGTGGGCAGAGAGAGGCGAAGAAGGCTTTTGAGGAGCTGCCAGCCGCGAAGAAACAGCAGGCGGCACAGAAAACAAAGCAGGTAGAGGAAGCCTTTAAGGAAATAGACAAGGGTGCTATCGACCAAATAATAGACGAAACCCCGGAGCTGGGCGGCGCAAAGAAAGCCCCTGCCGAGAAGCCAAAGGGGGCAAAGAAGCCTGTTGAGAAGAAGGAACCCGATCCCGCCGATATGCTGGCAGAGCGGATAAAACAGTATGTTTCCACTCCAAAAGAGGGGGCAGAAGGAGAGGCGGCTGACGAAGCCAAGAAAATTGTCAGAACTCTGTTTAGTAAGGCCACGGAGGTTCTTCCTAAACAGCCGATCCCCAAGACAAAGGTAAGCGAACTTGAGCGGGTAGCCGAGGCGCTAAATAACAGCGATAAATACCGCCAAGTCTGGGAAGACGCGAAGGGTGTTCTTCAAGAGAAATACGGCGAGACACCGCAGATAATGAAGGACGTTGAGGCTTATATTGAGCATTGGCTTAACGTGCCATATGCGGAGAGATCGCTTGACCGCATACTGAAGGGTGCTATCAAAGATACTGGCTTTGACCTGGAGAAAAGCGCCTTCGGACCGCTGTCGCCAACCTTTGAAGGCGGCAAGGAAAGCGGGCGCGACTTAATCAGGGGCATTATCTCTGAAAGCGGACTGACCGGACAGACCGCCGATACCCTGGCCATGGAACTGGGAAGCAAACTTGACGAAATGGTCAAGGGTAAGTTTGACGCGAAAACTTCTCAGCTTGCCGAACGTATTATAAAGGAAGCGACGGGAACACCGGGAACCGCACCGAGCAACCCTGCCAAGGAAATATTTGATACCTTAATGCAAAAAGCAAAAGAGACTATGCCCAAAGTGCCAGCGGTAGGGGCAAAAAAAGACCCCATGTTGGCTATATTTAATTCACTGAATAACCGCGGCACGTTCAATCAGGTATGGTCTGCGACAAAGAGTCAGATCGCTAAAAACCTTGAGGAAAGGGGCATTTCTGTCGAGGGCGCGAATCTGGACCGCCTATTCGCCGAATTGCTTTATCATCCCTATTCAAACGCACAACTAGACAGGGCCGTCCGTGGCGGTATTAAGGATTATGGCGTTGATTTAGGCCAACTTGTGCGGGAGCATTTCACGAAGCAGGAGGGCGTCCTGCAAGATCTGGCGGAAAAACTTGTCACCCGTGGCGGACTTACAAGGGACGAAGCGGCGGTATTGTCACAGGACGTCACTAAGCGGCTAAATGAAATAGCTTCAGCCAAGAAGCAACAGATACTTGATCAGATATTCAAGCAAAGGGGGATCCTCCCGGCGAAGAAAACCGTTGACCAGAAGATTATTGAATGGTCCAACCTGGGCGCGCTGAGCAAGCAGCAGTATTTCAATCTTGTGGCTGAGAAGCTGGGGTTGCCCACCTTAACCGAGGATGCGGCGGCTAATCTCCGTAACATTGCCGAGAAGTACCAGACAACCGAGGGCGCGGCAAAGGAAGAATGGGGCTGGCGTTTACAGGCGGCGCTTGAAGTGCTGAAAACGTCCTCCGTGGGCCGTAAAATATCAACCGTCCAGATAATCGCGCAGTTATTAAATCCAAAAACGCACGTTAGAAACCTTCTGGGCAATGAGATGTTTTACCGGCTTGAAAGGGCCACCAAATACCCTGCCGCCGCTATTGACTGGGGCGTTTCTAAGCTGACCGGGACCCCGCGGACAATAACAACCGGAACGGCTGGGTTGGGTGGTTACGGCGAAGGGTTGAAAAAGGGTGCGAAGGCCTCATGGATGGGTGCTAATCCTGAGGGGATACAAAGCCAGTTTGACATTAAGGGCACGGCGTTTAATCCAGAAGGCAACTATCTAAGCCGTGCGGCGTCATTCCTGGAGAGGCTTACTGGAACCGCGTTAAAGGCTCCCGACTATGCGGCATATAAAAGGGCTTACAATAATACCATTGGTGAAATCGCTACGCTTAGGGCTATGAATCAGGGCATAAAAGGCAAGGGCGCAATTAAGAATATGGCATTGGGGATAATGAAAAACGCCGATGATATAGCCCACCAGACGGCCAGAAAGAACGGGCTTTATAACACATTCCAAGACGAAAATATGGCGTCTACCGCGTTCGTAACGTTAAAGCGCGGCCTTAACATCAATAAGGAGTTTGGTCTGGGTGACATACTAATCAAGTATCCCCGGACACCTGGAGCCTTATTGTCAAGGGGGTTGGAGTATTCCCCTCTTGGGGTAATTAAGTCTGGACTGACACTAGCGAGGCCGTGGATATCAAAGAATGCCGAACCAGTTCGCGCGGAGGTAATTGAGTCCCTGACGCGGGCTGCCGTTGGTACGTTTGGGCTTACGGGAATGGGATATTATCTCGCAAATGTGGGCATTATTACCGGATCATCTCCAAAAGACAAAGACGTGACACAGCTCGAAAAGCAGTCTGGAGGCGGACCATATAGGCTTAACTGGTCTGCATTAAAAAGATTTGTATCAAGCGGGTTTAATAGTAGCGTTACCGGCAGACGGCCCGGAGATAAGCTAATTTCATACGACTGGATGCAACCCCTGGCAATGGCAGTATCAGCCGGGGCGAATATTGCCCAAAACATTAAAGGCAAGAAAAATGCCACCGAGGGGCTGGGTGCGACACTGGCAGGTAGTTTTGAGGGGGCTATCAACACTCTCGCGGAACAGCCGCTTATTCAGGGCGTTACCCGCTTCGTGCAAGGCTACGACATGGGCGAGAACGTGACCAATACTGCCAAGGGAATACCGGCTAGCTTCATGCCTACGCTGGGCAAACAGATTGCTCAGTCAACAGACAACACAACCAGGCTGACCTATGATACCAGCCCGATCAAAGAGTCTATGAACATGGTTATAGCCAAATTGCCTGGGTTAAGTAAAAAGCTACCCGTGGCATATGACACCCTCGGAAAACCGAAAGAAGCATTCCAGGGCGGCGGGAATAATGTGTTTAACGTATTCCTAAATCCGGCGTTTGTGTCCAAGTATGACGTTACTCCAGCGGCTGAGTTGGCTCTCAGGACATTCGCAGATACTGGCGAGACAAAACAATTCCCGCGTGTCGCCGCGAAATCATTTAAGATAAGTGGCAAATCGTATGAATTGACCCCGCAGGAGTATAGCGAATTTCAAAGGATCATCGGGGAGAAAACGCAGCAGGGATTCTCCAAAATGCGCCGCACAAACAGGCCAGAGGAACAGATCAAGGACATGGTCAAGGTCCTGGATGAAGCCGGGGAAACTGGCAAGATGGAGATTCTAAAAGCCCGTGGGCATAAAGTTTATAAGCACAGCGGGAATATTGTGGTAAAGTAATCTGTCATTTCCTTTTGTCTAAGCAAAATATATCAGCAAACACGTCGACTGCTGTAAAAAATACAACAAAACCCATAGTATAAGCAAATACGTTGAACCAACTAAAATAAGTTGCCGTGGATGCCTGATATATTGCAACAAAGAGAAACATTGCCAACCATTCTCTATGACGGTGATACTCCATGTCAGTTAAAAATCTTTCAATGCCGCTCACGCAGCGTTCTATATGGGTACCCATATAGCCAGCCTCCCTTTTTAGCGGCATTATACCACCGATCATGGCGCAGGGGCAATAGTATTTGTTGTATCCATAGCGGAACCCAAAAGATCGCCTTCATGGGCGGTTTTTGTTTTGGAGCGCAGGCCCCCACGCCAAAGCTGGGGCGATAACGCGGGGTTTTACGGCGTTGCCGCGCCGTCCTGCAAGTCAATTTTACATCACGGGAAGCGACAGAGCAATAAGAAAAGCTGGGGGTGGGAGCCATGGACCAGGAGAAAGAAATCTTAGAAATCGGGAAGAGGGTGGCTACTTTGGAGGCAGTGGCTAAAAATCACGAAGGATGGCAGAAGTCACAAAACGGGGCGATCCACAGGGTAGAGGACAAAGTTGACGCCCTGATCGAAAAACTCGGAGATAGGCAATTCCAACAAACGGTAATGGCAGTTGGAATAATAGTAAATCTGGCCCTTGGAGTTTTTCTTGCCGTGAAAGGAGTGCATTGATTTTATGCGTGACCGGCCAATCAGTTACCTACAGTATGACCCCGCATGGGGTTCGATCATGTTTTCCAACCACGACGACCCGGCGCAGACCATAGCCTCTTCCGGTTGCGGGGCTACGACCATGGCCATGGTCCTGGCTACGTTCCTTGATGCAAACATCAGTCCTCCTGATGTGGCGCAATTAATTGTCGACAATGGATTCCGAACGGACAATAACGGTGTGGACTGGGGTTTTTATCCGTGGGCAGCGGAACACTACGGCCTGAGGTTTGAGCAGACACTTGACACGGATGCGGTCATCGAGGCACTTCGCGCCGGCGCGCTGGTTGTCGCCAGCATGGGACCGGGGTACTTTACCAAGTTCGGCCACTATATTCTGCTGTGGGGGCTGGACGAAGAGAACGAGCAGATCCTCGTCAACGACCCGAACTCAGAGACGCGGACGCGGGCGGGCTATGGGCTGTTCCGGGATGAGGCATGTAATTACTTCATCTATTATGATCCGAAGGGGGAAGCGAGCGTGGAAGAGGTAAAAGAAGTGGTCGTCCCGGACTGGGCGAAGTCTGCCGTGATGTGGGGTATCTCCAACAATATCATTAACACGCAGGAGGGCTCTCCGGACTTCTACCGCTGGATTACTGGACTCTACAGATACGACAAGCTGAAGGAGTGATGACCATGCGCCCCAGAAGCCGAGTGAATACGGGAAATTAGAATTTGTGAAGGAGATGTTAATTGTGGCAGATTTACAGCCTACAGACCTACAACCTCAAGAAGAAAAATCAGCGCCGCAATGGTTTGGCTATTTCCTGGCCGGGCTGGTGGCATATGTTGTTATCGGCCCAAGCATGGGCTTCTTCGTGCCTGACTTTATCGCCAGTGCCAACCGCATATTTGACATGACCTTTGGCGCACTGTTAACGTTGTACGTGACATCTAAAAAGTAAGCATCACACAAGCCCCTGCCGACAAGGTGGGGGTTATTTTTTTGTACTTTTATGGGAAAACCCCTTGACATGGTTGTGTAATTGTGTAATAATGTATGAAGAAAAGTAAATAAGCGAGGCGCTTTGAGGGGTTACTTCGACTGTTAACCGATACGTACCTCTCAGTCTTATTCCTCGCTTAGAATATGGTGAGGCGCTAGAACGGGTTACTTCGCTTACGGAGCCACGTGTCGCGGGTTCGAGTCCCGCCCTCTCGCCCACACGCGAGAGGTAGCTCAGCTGGTAGAGCAGTGTAAAACGTACCTGTTCGCCTTATTCCTCACCATTAATTTTAAGCGGGAGAAATCCCGCTATATTAATTTAAAGGGGTGATACTATGTCCAGAGCAACACAGGCTTTTTCGACTCCGGTTCCCACGGCAAAAAACAGCGACAACTACCCTGCCTACGAACGGGCAACGGAAGAACAGTATCTGCAGACGCTTTTAACTAACACTGTCGGCAATACCTTCTATGCCGATAAAAACGAACTGCTCCAGGAAGCTAACCAGATGCATGATGCAATGATTCAAAAGGATGCTGAGTATGCGGCAAAGGCGCTCGGATTTGCACGGCAAGAAGGGTTTATGAGGCTGCAACCTATTTTTGGCCTTGTGAAGCTGTTTGAACTTGCGCCTGGAATAGCGAAGAAAGCCTTTTCAAAAGTGGTGTTTATCCCTTCGGACCTACAGGACTTTATGACCGTTTTAAGCGGCCAGGGACACGGTGAAGGCGGCAGGGCGGTTAAGCGGGAAGTGTCCGCTTTTCTTAACTGCGTAAGTGAGTATTGGGCATTGAAATACAATGGGCAGGGGCGCGGTTACAGCCTGGGAGATATGGTTTCAACTGCTCATCCAAAGGCGACAAGTGAGAAGCAGAATGCCATTTTTCAGTATCTTATCGGCAAGGAGTACAATGCCGATCTGGTTCCTCAAATATCGGCCTTTGAGCAATTGAAAAAGGCCACGACCTCCGAGGACAAGATTAGACTTATCACAGAAGGCCGAATTCCCCACGAAGTAGCCACGGGAGCGGTAAAGCCGGATAAGGCTATCTGGAATGCCATCTTGCCGCAGATGCCCATATTCGCACTTCTCCGCAACCTGAACACCATGGACAGGGCCGGAGTGCTTGACGAAAACAGGCAGTATATCACCGAGAAGTTGACTAATGCGGAGGCGTTGAAGAAATCAAAAATACTGCCATTCCGGTTTCTGAATGCTTTTAACAAAGTTGAAAGCGGCTGGGCTAAAGATGTTTTACGCCATTGCGTCGAGTTGACCTTTGGCAACCTGCCTGAGATTCCGGGCAGAACGGCAGTCTTTCTTGACATATCCGGCTCTATGGACGGGGAATATCTGCGGATAGGATCAGTCTTTGCGCTGGCACTGTTTAAAAAGACAAAGGGAAATGGCGTATTCTGGCTGTTTGACACCAATACTTATGACCCTAAAGCCTCGTTACACGATAGCATATTATCTCAAGCGGAACGGATTCATACCGTTGGAGGGACAGATACCGGCGCTCCTGTCCGTGCCTTGATTGGCAACAAGGAGAAGGTTGACAATATCATAATCATCACCGATGAACAGCAGAACACCGGAAGCCCGTTTTACCGTAACCTTGTTGCCTACAGGGAGAAAATAAACAGGGACACAAGGGCATTTGTGATTGACATTGCTCCTTATCGCTCTGCAATGATCCCGCCTTCGGATAAGAATTCCTGGTACATTTACGGCTGGTCTGATACCGTACTGCAATATATTTCTATGGCATGCCAGGGGTTTGGAGGAATGGTCGAAAAGGTGAAGAATTTACCCCTATAGGTGGGGTATTTTCTTTTGGAGGACGCTTGAAATGTGGCACAGATTACAGATACTTATCTCAAAAGAACAGTTGAAATGGCTGAAAGAGCAGGCTTTTAAGCGCGATAAGAGCATTGGCGAGATTGTTCGGGGGTTAATAAGCCGGGCAATGGGTAAAGAGAAATAAACAACAGATTAGCCCCACGGGGCTTTATTTTTTTGCCCCAAAGCCTGGTCTATTTGCCAAACATTTCTTTAGTATGTATTGCTATTAATTGTATAATTATGTATAGTATAATAAATCCTGCTGTTAGAGGAGGTTATTATATGCCACGTCCTCCGGCTAAATGTGTATGGCACAATATGCAGTCGCTCATAAGCAAGGAACAATTCCGCTGGCTTAGAGAGTTGTCCTTTAGGTATGATCGGAGCATAGGGGCAATTATCAGGGAACTAATTGACAAGGCCAAGGAACAGGGATATAAGCCGGGCGAATGAGCCGGGCTTATTTTATTGCTATGACGTTATGTTTGCTTCTTTTTTATTGCACCCAAGAAGACAACAGCGCCGGCAGTAAGCACGGCTACCGCCACGCCCTCTAGTAAGGTAGTTTTATAATCAATAAATTGTTCGGTTCTGTATTTTTCTGCCTTAGGATTGTATTCGTTTGGGTGATATAATACTTCCTTTCCGTACTTATATGGGGACACCGTAAACAACAATGTTATGATAATTGCGCCTACTAAGATAATTATTCTTTGCCAGATGTTCATAAATACATCTCCTTCCCGTGATATTCACTTTGACATAATGCATAATATTCCTGCTTATCCAGAAAATATTTTTGTAGGAATCCCCCGCCCAGTGCTGATCGTTTTGTTGATACCAACAATATGATCGGCCAGCGGGAGCCGGTTATTATTTATGTTTAAGTCTAAATTGTCGAAATATATCGAATAAACTTTAATTATGTCGCGTTGTATCCGGTATACATAGATTTTTGGGACCTTTGCCTCATATGAAATAGGACTATATTTTTTGTATAATTTATAGAAAAGTATGACAACTTAAGGGAGATGACAATATGTTTGAGCAAATTCAAAAAATTGATGAAGCGGCCATAAAGATAAACCAAGCTAAAGCCTTAATGGGAATATTGATACAAATTAGAGACGATATACCAAAAAAATATCAAGATAATATTTTCCATATTACTTACGATATTCTTTCTGATCAGGAGAAAGAATTAATAGAAGTTTCATCTGCGCTTCTAAATAAATAATGCGGGGGAACAAAAAGGGAACAAAAGATTTCAAACCAACTAAATATATTTTTTATTTATCTAAATGTTTCTTGGCGAAATATTATTTATAATGAATATAAGGATAATAAAATTGCACACATTACCTAAATTCGGGGATATGTTTCTTAACGAAAAACAACGGACTTCTAATCCGTAGGTCGTAGGTTCGAATCCTACCTGGGATACCAAAGAAATCAACGCCTCCGGGACTTAGTCCGGAGGCTGTTTTTCGTTAAAAGGGAACAAAAGGGGAACAAAATTATTTACTTACTTTATCTACCTGCTCATTTGAATTATTATTCCCTAAACCAATCCTTATCATTTCATCTATTTCGGTTTTTGTTTCAAGTTCCAAATGCTGATAAATACCCTTGAGAGTTTTGATGTCGTGGCCTAGTCGCTGAGCTGCATATTGATCTGGAATACCTTGCTTATACATCCAGGTCGCGTGATAATGTCTTAGATCGTGAAAGCGAATAGGTGGCAACTTTTTATCATCTATCATTTCGCCAAAATACGTGCTGTAGCTATCAGGCCTCATGAGAAACAATCTTTCTTGAATAGCATTTAAGTCGGTGATAAACTCCTCTTTCTTATCTTCCGGCACATTAGCAATGGAATCACTTTTATATTTGACAAGTAAAGCCCTAATAGCCTTATTAAATCTATGTCTAAATGCTTTTCTATCGGCAGGTTTTCTGCTTTTATTTTTCTTTTTTCCAATCACTATATTTTCCGCTTCAATAAGATTCATTCTATAATTCTTGAGAATTAACATAAGTTCTTTGGGTGCTGCTATATTTCTTAGGCCGTTTTCTGATTTTGGTTTTTTATCAACATAACCTTTTTCAGAAATTGCCTTATTTTCGTCTATTCTTATAACTCCGTCTTTCCAACTTATATCATCCCATTTGAGCGCAAATATCTCACCTAATCTTAAGCCACACCAAGCCGATAAAAGAATTATCGGCTCATCCCGTGTTCCTTTAACAGTGTCATGAATTTGTTGAAACTCTTTTTCTGTCAATACATATGGCTTGTATTTTTCAGCCTTTGGTATTTCAATGTCCCGACAGGGACTCTTCGTTTTTAATGCCTCGTAGAATATTTCACGCAAAACAAATATGTGTTTTCTAACGTATGTTGGAGACAAAAATTCAAGCTTATCATTTATGTACTGTTTTACGTGTAGCTCCCTTATCTGCCCCAGCTTAAAAGATCCAAAGGCTGGCTTAAAATGCGTCTTTACATACATCTTGTAGCTTAAATAAGTAGATGGTGACAACCTGTTGCAGTTTAATTCCAACCATTTATCAAACCAAACCGATGCCCTCATGTTGACCATATTTGTATATCTACGCTCTTCAATTTCTTGCTCCAGTTCCCTGGCTACCGTTTTTACTTCCTTTTCAGAATCTCTTGTTATTTTCTTTTTCAATTGTTTACCGTTAGCATCTCTGCCTATAAACACCACAATTTGAAATTTTCCACTAAGTAATTTCTTTACTTTACTGGCCATTTATATTACCTCACTTCAAATTTCACATAAATTACTTTTCCTAAGATAGTAATCTTCTTTTTCTCTTTCTTTGCGATAATTATATCAGGCAAAGTAGGATTTTCTGAATGTAAAACCAGAGAATTATCTTTTATGTATATTCTTTTCAGTGTGATAACTTCATTTATAACTATAGCAGCTATCTCTCCGTTTTCTACAATTAATTGTTCGCGTATATAAGCGAGATCGCCCTCATAAATTCTGGCATTAATCATGCTATTATCGGGAACTAACAAACATAGATCAATATTTTCTTCAATTGGAACGAATTTATAATTATCAATCTTATTATCATAATTTGCAGATTCGATAAAAGGGATACATTTATTTTTTGGAATTTGTCCAGGTAAATATTTATCTACATCTTGCCCCATCAACCAAACAGGATTAACTCCAAAATATCTAGCCAATAATTCAACGGTGCTTCTTTTTGGTTCCAAACTGGCATTCATATATTTAGAAATTGTCGGAGGAGTTAAAAATATAGCCCTGTATAATGTTTGGGTATTTTCACGAAAATCATCCATTAACTCTTTTAGCCGTTCGGCAAATTTTACAATATCAAATTCTACTTCATTCATAGTGGCCACCCCATCTATTCCGTTTAATTGTTATTATAAATCTAAACATTTCTTCGCGCAATAAAAATATACGATTTATCATAAAAATATTTCGCTAGGCATTGACAAGGATTCGTTTTTTATGTACTATCAAACTATAGAATGTTTCTTCACGCAACATTTTGGGAGGTGACAAGATGAAAAGAACAAGAGAAAAATATTGTGAATTGAGGGCTTTAAAAGGAAGGATGAGGAGCGAAGGGCAAACCACTAGAACAATGGCAGAATTCTTGAATATAGCCCCCAATACCTTCAGCCTTAAGATTAATGGTATTTCAGAATTTACATGTTCTGAAATGGCCAAAATATGTAATGTGCTAGCGATTAAACCGAAGGATATGGTTGAATTTTTTTTCCCTTCAATGTTTCGCGAGGAAACAAAAGTGTCATAAAATTATAAAACTGTATGAATCAGTTCTCAAGGCTAGCTAATCAATTAACTCGCGGGAGGAGGTGAAAAAGATGATAAAGACCGCAATGAAAATATGTCCCCATTGCAAAACCCTTTTGGAACTAAAAGCAACGGATGAAGGCATTGATATTTCTATCGAAGGACTTCCTTGTGATATTTCCGTTGAAGGACTTTCTTGTGATGAGCAAGCGTTGGGTGAAAACGGAGAAGGTAGCCGCGGCGGAACAACTTAGAACTTACCTTTTATATTTTCGGTGCCACAGATCGCCTTATGCCATGCCGCCTCTCCTGTAAGGGCGGCGACAAACAGTCTGTCATTGTTGTCCATGTGCCGCAAAAGCAAGTCTCTTACTGCGGTACAATCAAGCGGTGTTTTGATAACCCATGTTGACAGGCACACTTTTTGAGCGAAGGGGAAGGATTCTATTGCTTTTATTAGACTAGCGTAATCTTTCCCCGGCTTACATAAATCATAGGTTACTATTTTGGAATCGGCCACTTTAAACCTCCTTTGCGCGGCCACCTTCTCCAGTGGATGTGTTTCGACAAAAAAGAGAAAAATCCTTTAATTGGCAGGAGGCTACAAACATGACAAGATCAACCTTCAACCCAGACGACCAGGCCACGTGGCCGGTCATCCTAACGGCCCCGCAGATCAGCAAGATTCTCCAGATGAGCCACACGAAGATTTATCAGTTGCTTAAGCAGGGTACGTTCCCCTGTCTGACAGTAGGCCGCAGTATAAGGGTGCCGCGAATCGGCTTCTTGAGGTGGATGGAAAACGGAACCAGGGCCGTAGCAGGTGAAACCGACCATGCATAGGCAAGGGCAACATGGTTCCACAGCAATAAACAGGTTTCGTAGGAGACGCATGAGAGTGAGAGGAGGTGAAAAGAGATGGAGCAGACGGCAACAATTTCGCAGATAATCGTCGATCAGATCGTCGTATTGGACCGGTGCAACAAAGCCATACAATACAGCCTGACCGATCAAGACAAGTATCAGCAATTTACCAATAGTTGCTATACGATCAAAAACCTTACAGAAACATTAGTAAAAATGCACGAGCGCGGCATTGATTGTTGTCTTAAATGAGAATGGCCGGGTTTGTGCCCGGCCCCAAACTACCAAACAGACTTTTCCGGTTTGTATTCGTCTTTTAATCTTTCCGTGCAACTTGAGCAAAATCTGCCTTCGCGCTTTTTAATCTCAGCTCCGCATTTTGGGCAACTTTTTACAAGCGGTGAACCACATAAACGACAGCCATTTTCTGTTAAATCTTCGGTGACATAACCACAATTACCTGACTTGCATAAAGCGAATGCCATAATTTATACCTCCTTTCCTAGAATTGGTAGCCTCGCACCTGCCACATTCGACGGTGAGGGAGGAAAATCCTGCCATAGAAAGGAGGACCGCATGAACAACCTACAGAGAGTTTTCAACTACCAGGAGCGGCAGGTTAGGACCATCATCAAAGATGGAGAGCCATGGTTTGTGGCAACAGACATCTGCAACATCTTAGAAATCGGCAATACAACAGATGCGGTTAGTAGATTAGATGCGGACGAAAAGGGTCTCGATTCAACCGATACCCTTGGAGGAAAACAATACTTAGTTCTCGTTAACGAACCGGGGATTTACTCTCTTATTCTTAAAAGCCGAAAGAAAAAAGCAAAGCCTTTCCAAAGATGGATCACCCACGAGGTGCTACCGACAATCAGAAGGACCGGCGCGTATGAAGTAAAGACAGTAGAGAGCCGCGATACTGTAGCCCTGCAAGTAGCAAGGCAGTTGTTAATAGCAGTTGAGGCCAACACAGAGCGCATAGACACCGCAGAGACTCGCATTGAAACCCTGGAGGTCAAGGTCGAAAAGGAGATCATAGTAAACAGCCGGCAGGCGACCATGATAAGGTTCGCGGTTGCCACAAAAATCAGGGGCTTATTGCCCGATGACTACAAATCTCGCAGCAAACAATACTTCTCCTGGCTGTACAGGGAAATCTACGCCAGGTTTGCGGTGCCTAGTTACCGGGACATTCCGCGCAAGGAACTGAATGCCGTACTGGAGCTAATCAAAGAATGGGAGCCGGTACAGGCGGCATAAAGGAGCCCAGCCGTAAAATGCAATGGCAAAGCAAAGTGTAGCAAAGTAGAGTTCAGGTAGCGCATAGTTCAGCGCAACGTAGCACAGGTAAAGTCAAGTAATGCGGCAGTGAGGGTACCGTTCTGTATCGTGAGGTCTCGTCTAGTGTTGGCAAAGCAGGGTTAGGTAAGGTTATGTGGAGCAGCGGCAGGGTGCTGTTGTGTTAGGTGAGGTGGGGCAGTGGTAAAGTGCGGTTGAGCTGTGTACAGTCCAGCAATGGCGGAGTGTGGTCAAGTATTGTGGCGTAACGGTATGGTGAGGTCGGGCGTTGTACGGCTTGGCAATGGCGTTGTGGAGTCAAGTAGGGTGCCGTGGGGCAGCGGTAGTGTGACGTTTAGTATGGTAGTGGTTGCGTGGAGTGGGGTCGAGTAATGCAAGGGCGCTGTGCGGTATGGTAGGGTCTCGTTTGGTGACGCAAAGGTGGTGCTTATGACAACTCCAAATGACGGCAGACACTTTTCCGGCAAGAAGAAGAGAAACGGGCCCGCGAAGCGGAAACGGACACCGAGATCGGAGAGAACCGGAAAGCACGTGAACAAATACAAAAGGGGTGCTTAAATTGCAAATTACAACCTGTGACGTAAAACTTACACTGACAGAGCCGATGTTGGGGACGGTTCCGAAAGACAAGGAGGTGTACAAATCGTATATAGCCTCAAAAGCGGCGACGCTTGAGAACGGCATCGAAGAAGTGGGCACGGTGGAGGAAATTGAGGCGAAGGGGTGGACCGGGTTTCACCGGGACGAGAAGGGCTACTTCATTTACGACTACATGATCAGGGGGTTCCTCAAGGAGGCCGGGAACACACTCAAAGAGGCTGTCAAGGTCAAAAACCTCAAGTCCAAGATCGACCGCTACGTGTTCATTTACCCTAGGCGCATATTCCTTGCCGCCGAGACGGACGGACACCTTGAGCGACCGCTACGGGCTATGACGATGCAAGGGCCGCGAGTGACGCTTGCCAGGAGTGATTATGTCAAGGAGGGCACGGTAATCCGGTTTCAGGTGAAGCTTCTGGAGAACAAGGAAATCACGATGGATTTAATCAAGGAGTTGCTGGAGTACGGGCAATTCCAGGGCCTCGGGCAGTTCCGCAATGGAAGCTATGGGCGGTTCGTGTTTGAGGTAGCATAGCAAGGGTGTTGTGGGGTCGAGTAATGCACTGGCAGAGTAATGTGGAGCGACGGGAGGGCAGGGTGAGGTTGCGTCTAGTAAGGCGAGGGCATTGTGTGGTGAGGCTTGGGTACTGTGGCGTTTTGTTGCGTTGGGTAACGGTATCGTAGTGTCTAGCAAAGTAAAGCATCGGCATTGCGGAGTTGGGCAATGTGGCGCAAGGGCAAAGTGTAGCGAAGCAAGGGTATTGCAATGTATTTTGTAGCGAAGGCAAATCAGGCCTTAAGGCCAAAAATAAAGGGGGAAGATGGATGAATAACACGGGAATAGCAAACAAAAAGACGGCTGAACTGGATGAGGCAATGCATGCGCTGAATAGCGAGATTGTAAAGTGCGAAAACAATATCGGCAGACTGATCGGAAAACTCGAAACGGAACGCTCTGCCGTGACAAGCGAGGGCACGAAGGATACCCCGCCGCTAACAATTGGAGAGTTCGCTAAAAGGATTTTCGGCAGGGTTGTGGACATGAACAAAACTCTGGAAACCGTAATAGGTCGCATTGATGAGCAGGTTGGCGAATTGAAACTTTTACCGTAGGAGGCAACAAAATGAACGACCATAGGCTATACGTCACGCCTCGCATCCTCCACCGCTGGCATTGGCGCAAGTTCGCCGAGAATGTGGCTGTTGCGGCGGGGACTGCGTTTGTGGGGCTGGTGATCGGCGCAATGCTGGTAGGCTGGTTCTGTGGGGAGGCGTTGAGGTGAGCAAGCATACAAAAGGTCCATGGGAGTGGGTGGAGGATAGACTTAATGGCGGCTACAGTGGCCTTGTCGGGGCAAATGGCGAAGAAGTATTATTCCCAAACTGCCGCAATGATGGCGACGAAGGGGCCGCATGGTTCGAGGATTTTCCGAGCGAAGCAGACAGAAACCTAATAGCCGCCGCGCCGGAACTGCTGGAGGCGCTGAAAATTGCTATTGAACGACTTGATGATGGCTCGGCGTGGTCGGATGAACACCTTTATGAGCTAGAGGCCGTCGTAGCAAAAGCCGAAGGGGGACCCGCCGAGTGAACAACGCAGCCATAAACCCAGCCGCGAAATTCTACAGCTGGATATGCCCACAGTGCGGTTACGAGCACAGGTTCTGGTCGGAGAAGCCGGTCCCGGATTATTGCTCGGCCTGCGGGTTGGAGCCGGAGAAGGGAGGGGTGAGGAATGGGTGAGATGTCGCTACCAGCCGGGAAAACTTGCGGTGAATGCGGATATTTCAGGAGTTGCAAAGCGCTATTTGGTTGCAAGGAGGACTGGACCGAATGTGACTGGTATCCGGTCAGGTTCAGCGGAAAGTAAAAGCCGCCTCCCCAGCGACGGGATAAGCGGCAACGAGCACCTGCTAAGTACCTGTGTTTATTTTATACGAAAAGGAGCGTTTAGTCAAATGCCACTAAATATCAAGTTAGTTAAAAGATTGCCCAGAAGGGCGAAAAGAAACATATGGCGCGGGTGGTGGAAGAATCAACGGGGAGAAATCGCTGGAAACAACCGCCACGAGCAACGCAGTAATTGGCGCGGGATATGGGACGAACTCAGGGCGCCAAATTAAGGCGCACGAAGGGAGATAGTACAAATGTCCCAGATAGACGACGTTACCGCCGCCATTCGCGCGGCAAGAGAAGCGACAGCGGCGCTGATGAATATAATCAGCATACGCCTCTCGGATGACGGCGACAGTGTGCATGTACGCAGGCCCCGCGACCTGGAACAGGTGCCGGGAGAGGCGACGACAGGGACGTTTAACAGCGAATGCAACGAAACGGCAAAAGTATACGACGAGGTGAGGTTCTTCTGCCTCACGAAGCCGAAAGCGTAAAACTTGGGGTGTGCGGCGTGGTAGAGTGGGCAGCAACACGCAAGGGGAAAGGTGAACCCTCCCACGGATAGCCTGATGGGATGGCTGTCCAAGAGCACCGAATTACGGCGGACTGCGGCAAGATGGTCCAGAGATGTGATGCCCTGGCGCGGTTAAGTGGATGCGGGAATAAAAAAGCAGTCAGTGAGATGCTGGCCACGCCCCATTTACATAATCCACCGAAAGGAGGCGGTTTATTTGCAGAAGTTTAAGGTCCGCAAAAACTAAAACCAAACAGGCCGTCACCAACCGGGCGGCCTTACGACAACAAAGCGAGAGCTTTTAGATATTACCATTAAGGAGGAATACAGTCATGGACACAAACGAATTGTTTGATCGTGCCGTTGAAATCGCAAAAAACAAAGATTACGCGATATTTAGCATAAGCCTTTTACAGCGAAGATTAAACCTTGGATTTATACAGGCGTCAATGATTGTTGAGGAAATGGAAAGAAAGGGAATGATCGGCCCCTACAAAGACGGTCAGAGAGAAGTTCTGATATAGAAACCTTTATGGGGCTGTGGCGGAATAGGTAGGCTCTGACGATGGAAAAGACACAGGCAACCGTACCGTAATCCCGGCATGGACTTATGTCCGTGGCTATAGCAGATAAAAGAGCAGGTTGTATGCGGGGTGCAAATCCCTGCCAGCCCCACCAAAATTGAATATGCTGGGCCGTTCGTGACTGAGGCATATGCCTCACTTGCCTTTGACGGCGGCGCGGCAGAAGTTTCACAGGCAGACCTCCTAATGGCCGGGGGTTAACGCTCCCGGCAACTTTTTCAAATTAGCCGAAAGGTGGCAGATAAGCGTGAGTAAACCAGATTGCCGTAAGTGCAAGCACAGAGGAACTATACCGGGAGATTGCCATAGTCGCTGCAGTAATAAAAAGGCCAAGGTTACGGGAGATCCGCATGGGAAGCGCATGGGCTGGTTTATGTGGCCGGTAAATTTCGATCCTCTTTGGCTTGAATCCTGCAATGGATTTGAGGAAGCTTAGACCCCAATGGGGGCCGAGGCATGGTATACCGGCCAGGGCCGATGATGCGCCCGTAAATGATAAGTGAGCTTCAAAAACGCAGGGCCAACAACGATTACCTTGGGGGTGCACCCAAAAACAGCGGGGACACCGGACGGCCTGGCCGGGTCCGGGGGAACTGCTAAAAACGGAGGGATAAGCGTGGACTGGAATAAGGTGATTAACGCCTACCTGCAAATTAAAAACGGAAACGGTAAACGGATTGACCTTGAGTTTACAGCGGCGACGGTCAAGGTATATGCGGCAGGGACGATTATCCGAATCGACATTAAGACAAAAGCCAATGGCTGACCACATCTACCACATCCCGTCACTGGCAAAGCGCCTGCGGGTGCTGGAGCCTGGGACCGGCGGCACCCACAAGACAGAGCCCTCTATGCCGCTAACGGTAGTGTCAGGCCCGAAGCAGGGGATTCGCGGTAATGTGTACCGGGTGCGGAGACCGGACGGGAGAGTCGATCCGGTGCTGGAAATTAACCTGATTATTTAGGAGGGGATAGCGTGCCTAAATGCTACGACTGCAAAAAAGAACAGCCCGTCCTTTACTCCGTCGTGAAGCGCGGGGAAAAGATGGGCTTCGCACTCTGCAAGGAATGCGCCAACCTGGAACTTCGGAAGCAGGGAAAACCGGAAATTAGGGGGGATATTGATGCGACTCATAGAGTTGAAGCTCACTAATTTTAAGGGCTTAAAAGATTTTACGTTTACGCCTAATGGCCAGGACGCGGCTGTTTACGGTGACAACGAAAAAGGTAAAACAACCTTGGCTGACGCCAGCCAATGGTTATTTTTCGGCAAAGACAGCTTGGGCAAGGCGAAGTTTGAAATCAAGACGCTAACCCCTGACGGCCAGGTGATACATGGGCTCAGCCACGAAGTGGAAGGGATTTATGAAATCGGCGGCAGGAGGCTGACATTAAAAAAAGTCTATGCCGAGCAGTGGACGAAGAAGCGGGGCTCTGCGGAAGCGGTATTCACCGGCCACACCACGGATCACTTTATCGATGGTGTGCCAGTAACTGAAAAGATTTATGCTGCCAAGATTGCTGAGATTGCGCGGGAAGATGTCTTTAAACTCCTGACTTCGCCCACATATTTCAACGAAAAGCTGAAATGGGAAGAACGCCGGAAGATTATCATGGAGGTCTGCGGCGGGGATGTATCTGATGCTGACGTTATCGCCAGCGACAAAAAGCTGGCCAAGCTTCCTGACATCCTTAAGGGCAGGATAATGGATGATCTGAAGGCGATTATCAAAAGCCGCAGGGCTGAGATAAACAAGCGGCTGACCGATATACGCCCGCGCATTGACGAAAACATGCGCTTACTGCCGGACGTTGCCGGGTTGGATGAAAACCAACTTACGGCTGAGATAGCCGGGATGAAGGCGCAGAAGGAAGGACAGCAGCAGGAGTTATCCCGCATTAACAGCGGCGGGGAGATTGCAGAGAAGCGCCGGCAGGTGGCCGAGGTTGAGACGGAGCTAATCCGGATCAAGAATGAACATGCTGCAGCGAATAATGTAAAGGTCAGCGAGAAACGGAAGCAACTAAATGATGCAAAAACACGCCAGCAGGATACCGAGCGTCAGACCAGCATGCTCAATCGTAAACTTGAAGCCAATAACGCCGACATAAAGAACCTGGAAGAACTGGTTGTCAGCCTGCGTAACGATTGGCACGGGGTTGATGCCTGGAAGTTTGAACATACCCATGACAGCACCTGCCCAACGTGCGGCCAGGATCTGCCCCAGGAGCAACTAGACGATGCCCGCAATAAAGCCCTTGCCGCCTTTAACCAGCAAAAAGCTGAACAGCTTGAAAAAATATCTGCTACCGGAAAAACTACATCGGCCAGAATAGAAGTGCTGAAGGGAGAAAATATCTCCCTGGAAAGTCAGATCGACGAGGCCGAGACTGACGAAATGTCGGATACAGTCTTTATCAATGCGACACAGAGTCAAATCGAAGCACTCCAAAACGAAACTACGCCCATCACCGACAACCCGTCCTATATCCAAAAGCTAACCGAAAAATCCAACCTTGAAGCGGCTATTGCACAGCTACAACAGAACAGCCAGGCGGCGGCTGATGCCGTGAAACACAAAATAGCGGACCTGGACCTTGTTTTGAGCGACCTGGATGCCGACATCAAAAAGTTTGATCAGCGGCGGAAGGGCCAGAAGCGCATAGAAGAACTCGGGGCCGAAGAAAAGAACCTCGCGGCTGAGTATGCCAATCTGGAGCAGCAGGTTTTCCTTTGTGAGCAATTCACTAAAAGCAAGGTGGCGCTCATGGAAGGTAAAATCAACAGCAAATTCAAGTACGCCAGATTCAAGATGTTTAAAATACTCGTAAACGGTGGCGTAGAAGATTGCTGCAGCACCTTATACAAGGGGGTTCCATACGAAGGCGGCTTGAATCGTGGACACCAGACCATTATTGGACTAGACATTATATCCACGCTACAAGATCATTTTGGACTATATCCTCCTATATGGATAGACAACAAAGAATCAATTACGCAGATACCGGCAATGAAAAGCCAAGTAATCAGCCTGATAGTAAGCGAGAAGGACAAAGTGTTGAATGTTAGGTTGGAGGGCAGTCGTAATGACAAGACCGCGAACATTGCATATTAGCATTGGCGAAAAGTATAACAGGCTGACTGTAGTTGCGGAGGCCGAAAATAAACATAGCAATAGGTATATATTTTGTAAATGTGATTGCGGAAGATACAAAACCATAGCTTTGTCACAATTATTAAATGGAAACACCAAAAGCTGTGGATGTTTAAAAAAAGAATTACGCATAAAACAAAATATAATACACGGTCTTGCAAAACATCCACTATATCGTGTCTGGTCAAGCATGAAAAGGAGATGCTTTAACAGCAACGATGAGTCATATAAAAACTACGGCGCAAGAGGTATTGTTGTTTGTAGTAAATGGATGGTATTTAAAGAGTTTTATATCTGGGCTATCAATAATGGATATGCAAGGGGACTGACCATTGAACGGGTTGACAATGATGGCAACTACGATCCATCAAATTGCAAACTAGTTCCTCTAAAGGAACAATCAAAAAACAGGAGGAGTAATCATTGGATAAAACATAATGGAGAAACAAAAATAATGTCGCAATGGGCAATAGATTTAAATATTAATTATGGGACGTTAAAAGATAGGCTTCATCGTGGATGGACCATTAAAAAAGCACTGGAAACACCGATTAAAAAATCTAGTTAAAACTGAGGGAGGCTGTTTAAATGGCTGAACAAGAAAGAAGCAGGCGTTTTGAGGTTGCCGTAGTTGGCGTAACGTTTGAGGGGCGGCAAGACCTTCTTGCTGAATTGTACAGCATGCAAGAAGAAGGTATCGAACTGACCGGGCGATTAAAGAGAGAGAAGGAAAACCGCTACGATTCCAATGCTATTGCGGTTGAAGTCGAGGCTATGCAGGTAGGGTATATCCCCAAAGCTTTAGCGGCAAGACTGGCGGTGCATATAGATGCCGGGGAATTCATAGGTGTGGCAAGTGTTCGCATTATAAGGGGCGAGAAAGACGGCCGGACGGTTTATGGTGCCAGGATTGATGTAGAAATGCAAGCGGAAAACGAAAAGGAGGCTGTATAGCAAATGGCTGAACCGAAAAAAACAACCAACCAATTAGCGATTTTGAAGGCTGATACCATCGACATTATTGCCGCGAAGGTGCGCCAGTTCCAGGAGCACGGGGAACTTCACCTGCCGGCTAACTATAGCCCTGAGAATGCCATGAAAAGCGCATGGTTGATGCTCCAAAGCACGGTTGACAAGGATAAAAAGCCGGTGCTGCAGTCCTGCACCAAGGACAGTATTGCAAATTCTCTATTAGACATGGTGGTTCAGGGGCTTAACCCGGCCAAGAATCAGGGATACTTTATCGCCTACAATGGTCAGCTTGTTTTTCACCGCAGTTACTTCGGCACCATGAACGTTACCAAGGAAGTTGACGACACTATCCAGGAAATCATCCCCGAAGTTGTTTATGAGGGCGACGTTTTTAAATACAAGATTGTCCGGGGCAAAAAGGAAATTACCGAGCATGAGCAGACACTTGAGAGCGTCGATAGCAAAAAGGTCAAGGCGGCTTACTGCTTGATTATCGACCAGGACGGCCAGATCGTAAAGACGGAGATTATGACCTTTGAGGAAATCAAGCAGGCATGGAAACAGTCACCCATGCACCCGGTAGATGAAAAGGGCAACCTCAAGGCCGGATCAACGCATGACAAGTTTATTGCTGAGATGTGCAAAAAGACGGTGATCAACAAGACATGCAAGCCGATCATTAATGCCAGCAACGACAGTCATCTTTTCAAGAAGGCTGTCAACCGGAGTTCTGAAATCCAGGCCGAGGAAGAATTAAGCGAGGATATCGCCGCAAATGCAAACAGTGAGGATTTAGATATAGATGCTGAGTATGCGGAAGGGGCAGGCGAAGATCAGCCACAAGACCCGCCGGCGCAGGACATACCGAAAGCTGACCCGCCGGCCACAGGCGAAGCGGAGCAGATGACACTCGGGGCAACTGGCACCGAGGGCAAAGGCCCGGGATTTTGATGCTTGAGATAAAATGCCTTGCGTCCGGGAGCTCGGGGAATTGCTACAAGATAGATGACGGCAAAACCCCGCTTCTCCTGGAGGCAGGTATTCCCTGGAAGCTCATCCAGCAGAGGCTTGACTTCCAGACGGCGGGGTTTGCCGGTTGTCTTATATCTCACAGCCACGGGGATCACTCAAAAGCCGTCAAAGATGCTGTAAAAGCGGGCCTGGATTGCTACATGAGCGCGCCGACAGCGGAGGCCATAGGTATCACGAGCCACAGAATCAGGTTCGTAGAGGCGAAGAGGCAGTTTGTGATCGGGACGTGGACCGTGATGCCATTTCAGGTGGAGCATGATGCGGAGGGCGCGTTGGGCTTCCTGCTGGCGAGCAGGTCCGGAGATAGGCTTTTGTACCTGACGGACACGGCATATACCCGCTATTTGTTCAAAGGGCTTACTCACATCATGGTCGAGTGCAACTACAGTCTGGATATTCTACGGCGGAATGTGGACGAGGGGCTTGTACTGGTGGAACTAAAGAACAGGCTACTAAAGACACACATGAGCCTTGAGACGGTAAAGGGCTTCCTAAGGGCCAATGATTTGAGCAGGGTACGCGAGATTCATCTGCTGCACCTGAGCGACGGAAACAGCGACCAGGATAGATTTAAGCGGGAGATTCAGGCGCTTACTGGGAAGCCGGTCTACGTGGCCGGCTAATGTCCAATTTTACCCCGTCCCCCTGAAAATAATCCTTGAAAGGAGGTTGAGAATATGGATAAGTTCGAAGAACTGAAACAGGCTGTCCAGCCCATACTAGATTATTTATATAAATACCATGACCCACACACCACAGTAATAGTTGAAATGGGCCTTGTCAAAGTAGTTCAAGACAAACTGGGAACGCCTTTAGAGATTAGGGATTAAAGCGAGGCTGAGAATATGAAAATCGAATACACATACCGCGAACCGGAGGATAGGCCGATCGAGAGGGCTAGCTTCATGTCTAGCGGAGGGGCGCATGTTGATGTAGATGCCGCAAATAAAAGCTCAAATTATCCTGCCGTAATTTACATTGGCGACAAGCAAGCTTCTTTTTCCCCCGCCGACTGGCACGACTTTACCGCCCTGGTCAACCGCATTGACCGGCAGTTAAGGCAGGTGCCCGCTGATGCATGACATACAAGCCCTGGCTGAGTTTATCGCGTTGCTGGTGAACCTGGAGCGAATCAGGCGGAGGACGAGGAGGCGGGGGAAATGAGCAATGCGAGCGATGCAATCATCATCGACGAAACGCTGAGGTCAACGGTCAGACGGCTGCGGGCTGAGTTGGACCGTGAGAAAGTTGTCACTGCCGAGGCGATCAGGGCGCTGGAGCAGGAGAGGGCCGCTTGTGCGGGGTACCGGCAGGCGCTGGAACCCGTGGTTAATGCCTGTGAAAAATTCAAGCCATCTCCTGGCCTAGAGGACATATGGGAGTTTTATCCTCTCTTAATATGGGCGGAGATACTGAAAATCAGGGAGGCTTATGCCAACCCCGCAGGCCGCGAGTTGGCGGAGCGGGTGAAGGGGCGAGACGAAAAACTAAAAGCCTACTTAAAAAGCAAACTATCTGACCCTAACAATTATGACAGCTATGAGTTGACATTCCCGCCAAGCTGGGCAACGCGAGAGCAACAGATCGAGCTTGAAAGCTGGCTAAACAGGCTACTTAACCATACCGCAAATATGGCGGCCGGCGTAGTTGATGATATTGATGAATATGCCGACCTGGAGGTGTCGGAATGAACGCGATAAAGGCGCTCAGCTTGTGGAATCCGTGGGCGGCGCTCTGGGCTTGCGGTGCGAAGGAATTTGAAACGCGGAGTTGGTCTGTCCCGAATAATTACAGGGGACCGATAGCAATACATGCGGCTTCAATCAGTATATCGCGCGTTCTCAAACAGGTTTTTCCTCTCTGGAAGTGGAGCTATGCGCCGGATTATGAAGCAAAGCGAATTTTTTTGGAAGCGGCAAGGGCGGCTCTTAATATCGACAATCTGAACACATTACCCCTTGGCTGCATCATCGCCACGGCGGAGTTGGTCGGCTGCCACAAGATAGTGCTGCACGGAGGGCGCGGACTGTCCAGCACATCCCCCGGGTGGCTTGAAACGGATCGCGGAATTTACGAGCCAACGGAACAAGAGTTGCTTTTCGGAGATTGGACGCCTGGGCGTTATGCGTGGGAACCTGCAAACATAATCATGCTACCCGAACCGATACCGACTCCAGGCAAACAAGGCCTGTGGAACTGGACGCCACCGGAAGGAGTGAGGTTGCCGTGAAAATTTCTGATAATAAATTAAGGTCCGTTTGCCTGATCGGACAAGGCGATAAAACATGTGCTTTCTTGGGTTGCGGTGCCAATGGATTTGAGTGCCTTAAAGGGACGGGGGCAGAGCGTTTTATCCGCCAAAGGCTCGCGAACGGTACGATAGGGGCGCGGGGAGACAATTGCGAGGGGAATAAGAATGAGGTGGGATAGCCGTGAACACCTACGAGATAGAGTTGAGAGACGGCCTCTAGAGGACGGCTATCGGCGAGACGGCAGGAAAAGCAAAGTACGACTATTACCTTGATATAGCTGATTTGGTGGATGGCTTCAGGGACTTTCTTAAGCGCGTTTTATCCTGCAAGAAGTTACGGCGGTTCAGTCCAAGAGACCTATTCGGCGACAAGGGGCAGTTTGACCGCATGACCGGGATGCGCGGCATAGAGTTTGCCTACCGGGGCATGAAGGTTGAGGTATGCGGCAAGCCGGGGGTGATTGTGGGCAGTAATAGCAGCCTAAACCTGGACGTTGTATTTGATGGGCAATACCACAAGAGCAACTGCCACCCCTGGTATGAGACACGGTATTTTGACCGGAAAGGTAATGTGGTGGCTGATTATGTGGACCCCCGGCATGGATAAGCCGAAACCTCAGTATCCGTGGGGACCGAAGGGAGGCGTGAGAGGTAATGAAAAAACATGATTGTAATTTTTACTATGGGAAAACGATATTTACAGATTTACGAGATGGTAATGCCCGAATGAAATATTGTCCTTTATGTGGCAAACTACTGGGAACAAATTCCCCGTTATCTATTAAGCAATTAAGAAAATCACACGGTAAGCCTGTTTATGTTTGTTGCGCAGAATTTCCTAGTTTGGACGGATGGTATATTGTGCACCACGACACGCAGACTGATCGGATGGTGTGTTGGGGGTATGATGGCATGAAATTAGACTCTCACACTTACGAGAGTTCGTGGCTAGCTTATAAGCAAGAGAAAATAGGCGGCAGGAGGCGTGATCTATGAGCGTTACCTGTGATTGCAGCTGTGACAATGGCGAACAGCCATCCTTTTACCGCGAGGAAACGCCGACAGCGCGGAAGGTTTACAAATGCTGCGAGTGCGGCGGGAATATTGAGTCTGGGCAAAAGTATCATAAGTTCGTCGGTGTTTGGGATGGTGAGTTTTCGACTTTACGCACATGCAAAGTCTGTAAGGCTATTCGGGATGAGCATTGCCCGCATGGGTTTGTGTTCGGCGGGCTGGTAGAGGCGCTATGGGCAGACTGAGCAGGTTGACGTGTTTGTGTTCACTTCCGAGACAGAGGGCGCGGTAGTGGCAAATATCAAGCGGAAAGAGAGGGATTTTGAGGCTATGTTAAGCGGGATGATTGCGGCTACGCAGGAGATAACGCGGACAAACATACAGGGGACCTGCCGGAATGAAGCCGACTACCTGACCGACACTGCAACCGGCAGAGGCTGGGAATTGCACCTTGGGGATTGTGTCGAGGTGATACGGGACATTCCCAGCGATTCGATACATTACACAATATTCAGTCCGCCATTTGCCAGCCTTTACACCTACTCAAACAGTGAGCGCGACATGGGGAATTGCAGGTTTGAAGAAGAATTTATGCAACACTTTGGTTTCTTACTTAAAGACTTATACCGGGTGACCATGCCGGGCAGGCTGTTGTCGTTTCACTGTATGGATATTCCGGCCATGAAGGAACGTGACGGCTATATAGGGCTAAAAGACTTCCCCGGCATGTTAATAGGTTTTTTTCAAAAAGAGGGATTTATCTACCATTCCCGGGTTGCAATATGGAAAGATCCGCTTGTCGAGGCGACAAGGACAAAGGCGCTGGGGTTGATGCACAAGCAGGTTGTGAAAGATTCCGCTATGTGTCGGCAGGGACTTCCTGACTACCTGATCACTATGCGTAAGCCAGGGGCGAATACTGAGCCTATTTCCCATCCGGACGGCTTTACGGAGTTTATCGGCGAAGATGAACCAGGGGCGGCGAAAAAGGAAGCTACGCTGAAAGACAGTCGCAAACATAGATTCGAGTCTATGGCAAGGCTTGATCCGGTTTACTCTCATCATGTGTGGCGCCGGTACGCTTCCCCTGTGTGGATGGACATTAACCAGTCAAACACTTTACAGCGGACAAGTGCTAGGGAAGACGACGACGAACGCCATATCTGCCCTTTGCAGCTTGAAGTTATCGCCAGAGCGTTGCAACTGTGGACGAATCCGGGGGATATGGTCCTGGACCCGTTCGCCGGAATTGTTTCGACAGGGCATGAGGCGTTAAAGATGGGGCGGGGCTTTAAAGGGATTGAGTTAAAGCGAAGTTACTGGCAGCAGGGCGTGAATAACTTGAGGATCGCTGAGAACAGGGCCGAGCAGCCAACTTTATTTAGTGATATCGTTTAGCCCCGCCATGCAAAAACAGCATAAAGGAGCCTAGAATGAACATAGCCAGAGTTTTCCCTCGCTTGACCCGTGCCACGCCTCACGACGAATACTGCTTCTACGATGCGCCGGGTCTATTCCTGCCGCCCATCGACGAAGTGCATATATCCGTAGCCTTCACCTATGACATGGCCAGGGCAGAAGAATTGGCCGAGCAATGGCGCCATATCGCACCCGTGAAGATCGGCGGTCCTGCACTGGATGAACCGGGCGGGGAGTTTGTGCCGGGAAGGTATATCAAAAAGGGGTATGTGATCACCTCGCGGGGTTGCCCAAATAATTGCTGGTTTTGTAGCGTACCGAGGCGCGAAGGCAGGGTGGTCAGGGAACAGCCGATAACCGAGGGGACCAATCTCCTTGATGATAATATCCTTGCCAACTCGGAGGATCGCATAAGGGCAGTAATTGCCATACAGAAGCAGCCG